GGTATTACAGATGCATGGCTAAAGCCTCCACGACGCCAAGCTGGTCGTATCATTATGGGCTGGGGCGGTCGGATGTGGGATGCATTGAAAGCTGGAGAGTTTGAACACAGCAAGATAAAAGAAGTCACCGGTGCCTGTAGTAGCAGTTGGGCTATCTGTGACTTGTTGGACGAACACGAGCTTACCCTGGCATTACTAAAATATCCAAACAGTTTCCGTATCCTTGCGCCCAACGAGATCTACTATCAAGCATATGATGAGAAAGGCAGTTGGATCGAAGAACAGTGGGAAGCAGAGGATGAGAGAGACTATGAACTAGATTAAAAAAGGGCCTTTGCGGCCCCTTTTATTCTGCTTCGTGCTGTTTGTCAGTATCAGCTGCGGGATGAACCCACTGTTGTAGATTTTCGTCCCAGTAGCCTTCAAAATCCTCAGGCCACCATTTTGGTCTTGCATTTTTGTCCAGTAGTGCTGGATCAACTGGTTTTGTATCTGCCATTGCAGTCTCCTTATTCTTCTTCGCCGTCGTCTTCGTCTGGGCCGTAAATTGTTAGTAGGTTCATTATCGTTCCTTGTTAGTGAGTTTGCGCTCACTTGTATTTATAGTGCAGCCAGCAAAAAGCCCCTTGCGGGGCTTAGTTTTACGCTTGATCTACAAACTTTTTAAGTTCTTCGGCCTTGCTCACAATGTCTGTACTAGATGGAAAGTCAGGCAATGTTGGGAAAGGTAGCGTACCGCGATTAGCATCAGTTAACTTAGAGTGATACTCATCAGTTAATGATTGTCGTTTTTGAAATACTGGCGTCACAAGAATTTCGTTAGCCATTTTTAGAAGTTCGAGACGAATCTCGTAAGGTGTTTTGCTCATAGTTTTTCTCCTTTGTGTGTATGTGTGTTAAACACGAGCTTGTGACTGTTGTCACATAGATATTTATAGTACAGATAGAACCGCCAACAAAAAAGCACCCGAAAGTGCTTTTCTGTTTCCTTCCCGTTTATACAGTTTCCTGTATTCCCGAACGAGTAGATTACTGGAAGCTCAAGTTGGTTACACTAATGCTTTCCAAATAGTCAGCAGCGTTACCTAGAGACGATGCTGTGTTTGACAACTCAACATAGCCGTAACGTGTCATAAAGCCAACTACTGGTTCAAAAGTTTGTGGATCCAACACAACACCAGAGCTCATTAGAGGGATATATGGGCAATAGAACGCTGCTGCATCAGCTTCGCTCGAGCCTTTATAACCAATAAGAACGTTTGTAGTGTCGCTTGCATAGCTGTCAACGTAAATACGCATTGCGCCGTTCAATGTACCAACGAACTTAGTGTTTGTTGGAGCTTCGAATGTACCTTCTGTTGTACGAGCAAATGCAGAAGTAGTTGCAGATTGCAATACTGTCAATGCAGCTGGAGAAACAACAGCCCAGTTACCAGCACCACGACGTGTACGTTGTGCGATCAAGTTAGCAGCGCGGTTGATAACAACTGCTAAAGCAGCGTGTTCGTCACCAACGAATGTTGCTGTACCAGATACAGTAGCTTGGTTGTAGCTGTATGTAGAACCAGACAATGAACGTAGAGAACCTAGGATCTCTTGGTCGATTTCAACTGTGATTTCTTGAGCCAATGCTGCCATGATTTCAGCTTCAACGTCAATGCCGTGCATTGCTTGAGCGTCTTGAGCAGCTTCAAATGTCCAACGTGCAGACAATTTGCGTGTTTTAGCTTCAACGACTTGTTTCAAGATTTGAACGTTGATACGACGACCTGGTACGCCTTCCAAGCTAGCTGTAGAAACAGCTTTACCGTTAGGATCAGAACCAGTACCAGAGTAGCTAGTAGCAATCTTGAATGGGCTCAATGCTTCATCACCAGCAGTTACAATGTCTGCGCTATCTGCATAACGAACACGTAGTGTGTGGATTTGGCTAACTGGGCCTGTCATTGGTTGTACGCCAACGATTTCGTTAGCGATAACTGTTGGCATAACACGACGAATAACTGGCAAAATTACACGGTTAAGTGTAGAGATGTTACCAGCTGTAGTGCCACCTGCTGTTGCAGATTCTGCCAAGTGTTTGCGTGTGTTTTCTAAGATCACGCTCATAGAGGTGCGCTTAGAACCGTTCAAGCCTTCTAACAGGGCGTCTTTCGTTTCGCCCCAACGGCTTTCTAATAATGCTTGTGTCATTTTAATTTCCTTTTTCCTTTTAGGGTTTACTTACTTTAGCCCTGCTAAACGCTTTAACTCAACCACGTTGGTGTCTGGTTGTGCTTTTGCGACGGTATTAGCAGTTTTATCTCCAGTTACTGCACTACGGCTTTCAGCTAGCGCAACCTTTTGAGGTGCTGCAACTTTAACTGTTCCGTTGTTTAGTACGGCTGGAAGATATTTTTCATATGCAGACTGCAATTTGCTAGTTTGCACAGATTCTAGTAGGTCAGCCATTACAGCCGCCTTTTCCTTGTTCAAAGGTTTCAACATGCTGTCAAGCATAGCTTGGCGTTGTGCAGATTCCTTAATAACGCGGATTTCACGTTCTTTCGACTCAACAAGTGCTTCTTTCGATTGAGCTGTCTGAACCGCTTCAGCCAACTTACGATTTGTATCAGCAACTGCTGCTTGCAATTTGCGAATTTCTTTGTTCTCATTTAAGTGAGTAACTGCAAATTCACTTGCAAACGCTTCAAATAAACGACGGCCAAACATGTTCTCGCGAGCAGTATGGATGTCTTCTTTCAATTGAGTCAACTCAGACTCTAGCTTAGTAGCTACAGACTCTTTAACAGCTTGTCCTGCACGAGCAATGAACGTTTGTTGTAGTTCAGCTAATTTTGTTTTAGCTTCAGCTACCAAACGAACTTTAGTTTCCACTACAGCACGTTTGTCTTGTTCAAAGTCTTTCAGTTCTTCAGCAAGTGCTTTGATAACAAACGATTCAAGTTTAGCAATGCTATTCTCGTATTGTTTGCGATCGCTACGCAATTCTTGGATTTCTTCAGCTAGTTTGCTAACCATGAAATCGTTGAATTTGCCTGCGCTTTCAGTCATGTGCATGTTGAAACGTACACGGTCTTCAGCCAAGGCTTTTTTCTCTGCTTGGAACTCTGCAAGTTCAGATGTTAGAGATTCAGTAACCATTTTGTCTAGAGCTTCAACCATTACTTGTTTGTCATGTTCGTAGCGACCAGCAAATTCCTCGCGAAGCTCAGCACGTACTTGTTCACGTGCTTCATTCAGCTTGGTTTCCCAAGCTTCGTTAATAGCTTGTTGAGTACTTTCGTTGATGATGCCACTGTCTAACAATGGTTTGATAGCATCTAACATTCGGTTCTCTCCTATTTAATTAGACTTTTAGGTCTTTGATTAGGCGTGTTACGGCCTCTTTCATGTACTTCTGTACTCGTTGATCCTGAGTGGCGTCACGTGCCATCTCAAATACTTGAGCACCACCACGCATGTTCATCAAGCCTTCATAAATTACTTTAGGATAGGCATGTGGTGCGCTTGGTTGTGCAACAATGTCCACAGTAATGATTTCAAAATCACTAACATGTCCACTGCTTTCGTTTACTTGTCCCGATCCACGGCTGCTAACACCTAGCTTAACGCCAGAACTTAACATAGCTTTTACAAGCTCACCCATGGGGGTTGGTAAAATTTTTAACTTGCCCATACCGTAATTGCCTTCCATCCACATGTGTGAAATCATATGGCTTACACGGTCTAGGTTAATTTTTAAATCATCAGGATGGTCTAGTTCGCCTAATACGCTATAACCATCTTTTAATTGGTTGTTAATTGCTGAAACTGCATGTTCAATTTCATTAACAGGGTATACACGTTGGTTGTGGTTTTTAACACCACCTTCAATGAATATACCCTTCATGTACCAATTTTTACCGCCTTTGCCGTCGCTGGAATCTTCCTCAAGGACTTGAATTCCAGCTCTGTCAAATGATAAGTTTTCTCTTAGGTACATTATCTTAGTATCCAATTAAATTTTCTTGCCGGTGTTCTGAGCTTGAACAGACTTGTCATAAACTTTCACGCTACCGCTAGTAGTTTGACCTTCTGCACCTTTATCAGATTCCCAGTTTTTGCCTACAGGGCTAGTCTTTTTAGAAC